TTTTTGATGAGAACAGAAGATGGAACGAAGTATGCAACGGCGACCATAGCGATGAACAGAGAATACAATTTCAATGGACACGCGAAAATGTTGCCAGAGGCATGGAGGTACCGAATGACTACAAACCCAGGAGATTGTGGAACACCCTTGATCGTGAGTTCAGGACCATTGGTTGGAAAAGTTCTAGGCATGCATGTGGCTGGAACTGGTGATAAAGTTGTAGATCCGCAAGGGTTGGCGACCATTGTTACCAAAGAACTGTTGGATTCGTGTATGAAGCCATTGGTTGGCGGAGTAGATATGGAACCATTTGAAGACGAGACTATGTTTTTTTCTGAAGGAAAGGAAGAAGACGAAGAGTTTTGTTCATTTGTTGAGCCAGACTACAGTGAGAATTCAGGCAGTTTTAGTGATGAGAAGAAGATGGAGATTCTACTCGGAAGTTTGAACGTAGTAAAGGTTGAAGCGGTTCAGGACCACCAGGTGATATACTTACCAAACAAAAGCAAGATTAAACCAAGCTTTTTGCAAGGCGAGTTGTCTCAGGAGGTTAAGAAACACATCCCGATACTTACAAGTAGAGATTCTAGAGCGAAGAATAAAGATCCGATTTTCGAATCGGTGAAAGACACTCTTTCCACAGACCACCCGAAAGTAGATGAAGAGCAAGTGGCTCAGATATTTCAAGATATCTTTAAGCACTATAACGAAAGTTTAGAGTTTGGAAAGATAGGAAGACGACGACTGACATTTGAGCAGGCTTGTAGAGGAATCCCTGGAGAACTTTGTTCTCTTAGGACTGATACTTCAGCAGGCTATCCTCTTGTTTACACGACAGTGGAGAAAGGAAAGAAAGAGTATGTTTGGTTTGATGAGTTTGGAGAGATGCACTACACGCCAGCTTTCAAGACTTTGGTTTTGGAGAAAGTCGAAGAAATGCAGAGATATGACGGAAGTGAACCCATAGACCACGTTTTCTTAGGATATTTGAAAGACGAGACAGTGAGTGACAGCAAGTTAGAGGATTGCAGGATCAGAATGATCTATGCGAATGATTTGATTTGTTTGGTTGCTTTTAGAATGGTATTTGGTACTATTTTATCGGCTTTCAATAATTCTGGAAGACAGACCCCCACGGCAATAGGATTGAATCAATACTCTTATGACATGAATGCAATTCACGGATACCTGGTTGAAGTTGGAAACAGCTTTATAGCAGGCGATTATAAGAGTTTTGATAAACGGATGCACCCAGTATTTAGAGACTACGCTTACGGAGTACTGTTTCAGTTAGCTGAGACGTACGGAGTGACTAAGAACGAGATGAAATTTTTGTTGGACCACGAGACTAAAGCCCCGGCGCAAGTAGGAAGATTTAGGTTTTGGACTAAATCCAATCACATGTCAGGATGCTTCTTCACTACAATTATAAATTGTTTAGTGAACGAGGCTTACTTCAGACATTGTTTTGAAAGGAAATACCCACACCTCAAATACTCCGAACACATCAGGAATAAGTTTGTTGGAGACGACCATATTTTGTGTTGTTCAGAAGAAGCTAATTGGACGCCTATTGAGATAGGAGAGTTGATGAAAGCTGTAGGACAAGAGTACACAAGTGCATACAAAGGACAACCCCTGGAAGATCATCAGTGTTCTTTCAAGGAGATTACTTTCTTGGGATCACACCCGAGAAAACTCTTTGGAAGATGGACTGGAGCCATGAAGAAGGATACGCTTTTTGAAACTGTGCAATGGACTAGAG